AATATTAAATTTTTTAAAAAACTTATAAAATATATATAAAAATAAAAAAGTGAATACATTTTTTATTTTTTTACAAAGTGTATAATTATTAATATACACAATGGCACAACCAACTAATAATAAAATGGGGAAGATATATATTGCTAGTATGAACATGAGGGGCTCTTGGGGTACAAAGATTGACCCTAATAGCACTACTGTTAATGTTACTAGTGCTCAAGGTAAGGTAAGTAAGAATAGAAGGGATTTTAGTCCTATGACTCCTATAGAGGGAGGATATCATGGCTATTGGAATTTTGAATCTAGATGGCAATCTGGTAAGATATTTGAAGGGATTGATGAGAATGTGGTTAAGGCTTGGTGGAAGGCTCAACAAGCACCTAAGAGAAGATATCCTAAGGGAAAGGGAAAGAGGATATTATGTGCTCGATTTGAAGGATATGAAGAAATGGGTGATATTGACTATATTACTGCTAGAATGACTGTCTATGTAAAGGAGTATTATGAATTGATTAAGAATAGGGAGATGACTTTACATTGGAAGAAGGCTTTAGAAGAAGGTAAGAATATAACTATATATGACTTTGATGGTCCTAGAACAGAGGATGGAGGTGTTACTTGTTTAGAAGTTACGGAAGACGTATTAAAGGAAAAAATTATGGACACTAAGTTCCCTTTTGGTCATGGTTATGTAGTAGCTTGTGCTATTAGTGGCATCGATATTAATACATTTTGTAAGTAAACAGTGTATAAAAATAAATTAAATAAATAAAAATAAATTAAATAAATAAAAATAAATTAAATAAATAAAAATAAATTAAATAAAAAAGACCGCAATTAAGAGTCTTTTTTTATATTTTTACAATGTAAATAAAATCGTTACACTTTTGACGGAAATAGAAACCCATCTGTTTGTAAAATATTGTTTATCTCTTCCCATACAATAGGACCATTCACAATCTTAATATTCTCAACGTTTTCCATATTACAATGTTTTAAATCAAATAAATCATATATATTTTTAAGCAATTCATAATCCTCAATATAACTAGTATTTTTTAATAACCATTCATAAAAGCTCGGTTCTTCTTTTTGTTTTTTAAATCTATAAAACAACTTGAGAGTCTGCTGTAAATTATGAGTGTTCTTATTATCACTATACATATTATAATCAGTGCCAGATATAACACAAATTTCGCGCAGTTCTTGTTGTGTCATTTGAAGAGTATTTAGTATTTCCTTGTTGTCATATAAAACAATGGTGTGATTCAATAAACTAATATATCGAATTACGCGCTGACAACCATAGACAAACATATCCATATCTTCGCTTAAACATGCCCATACCTTATTATTTATAACAAGCTGCGCACATAATTCATCTGCTTCACCAAGCGCGTCATAATATGTAGCCCCATATGCTCTAATCAAGTCTTTTACTTCGTCAATTTTATCTCGAGTTATATACACAAATTGCTTTTTTAACAAATCCATATTACTTATTATTTCCTGTTTATCCGCTTCATCTATATCTTTATTTTCAGCAAGTTCTTTTTTCAATTTATTATATTGTTTTTCAGCCTCTTTCTTATCTGCTCGCCGCTTTTCTAGCAGTGCCTTTTTTTCAGTGGGGGATTTACCATCAAAAACAAAGATTGGTGTTATTTTATAATGCCGGAAAATAGAAAGCATTAAATAAATATTCTCTATTAACGCGTTTTCAGCGTGAAATTTATACATATATATGCTTATATCAACGGCAATTTTTTTACCGGATAATTCAGCAATTGAAACAAACTTGATTGAATCACTGCATTCGTTTCTTAGAAATCGATTTAAATGTTTAATGCCCATCTTATACAAATATAGTTAGTTATGTATTTATGTAAGAGTTAATTTTATAATTTCAATTTTAAAATTAATAATTTTTATTATATTATTATTATATTATTATTATATTATAATTATATACTATACTATGGGATCTTTATTTAGTATGTTTAGTAAACCCACACAAAACCCCAATATGGGTATATGGAACGGAAACGAATATTCAAATACTAATATGAGAGAAAGGAATGAAATGATTGGAGGCAAAAATAAAACAAAGAAAATTAAATCACGTAACCAAAAATCAATTAGAAGACAAAAATAAAACAAATATAAATTATTTATAACAAACATTATAAATAATTATTTTCTAGATTTTATAGATTTTCTAGATTTTCTATAATTTATAGATTTTCTCCTATACTTTTTTGTTTTTTTATTTTTTTTTCCACCAGAAGAATTAAATGAAAAATGACTACTTACACCAAAATGGTCAGACGCAAACAAATCATAATTTCCATAACCATTTTTTCTAATTCTAGCAAATAATTCAGGAATTTTTTTAATTGTATTAGGAATAATTGTTTCTTCGTAAGCACGTATTTCATTTTCTCTTGTTAAAGCTAATGGATTATCTAAAATAACCATTGATTCTCTAGGTCTCAATTTTTCATTGCTGAAAATTCCATCATAACGAAACATTTTTTCCTCTAATTTAGAATTATAACGCAACGTATTTTTATCCGTGTTTTCAGTTAAACCAGACTTCCATGTTTCATTTCCTTTTATTTTTCCATCCGGACCATTTATTGCTACCCAAGAATCTAATAATCTAAGACCTTGTAATATAAATGATTCAGGCCAATTTTTAGAATCTTCCGTTTCAACAGAATTAAGGTCAAAATTAAAATCACCCAAAATAATTAAACCTTTTTCTCTTATATTTTCTATTTTAGAAATAAGATTTTGAATAAATGAAATTTGCTGACTTCTACATCTAGAATAATCTTTCCAAAAATATTTTTGTCCAGGTGATGCCTTGGAACCTGCTTGTAAATATACATCTATAATTACTAAATTATTAAACTCAAATACACCTAATGAATCCGTATAATCTAAATTACCTTTTAAAGCATAAAAACTTAATTTTTTCGGTTTAAATTTAGATAATATAAATACATCAACATCTTTTTCTTTATAAATATCACGTTTCATCATACTCTCTGGTAAATCTTTTTCATAATAATGAGGATAAATTTGTTCTAACCCATCTTTGTATAGAAAATTAAAATAAAAGAGGGACATTTCTTGAAAACATACAATGTCAGGTTGTTCTGCTTTTAAATAATCTCGCATCATTTTAGCACGTAAACTCATAATTAATAATCGTGGGTTGGTACCGTGATAGTTACCAGCACCATCAATTTCTGAAGGGTCTGGATGTTTTTCCATATAAATACCCAAAGCATTCATAGTAACTATAGAAAAATTTTGTGGTATATCTTCACCAGTAGTATTATCTATAACAGTTACTCTTTCATTATCGCCTTCTTTATTTATACACGGTTCAATAAAATGATCAGGTGAATAACGTTTTTCTTTTCCGCGAATCACATTTTGATTATATTCAACTACATCATCAACTTGTAAATTAGATAATGAAATTATATCTGGATTCGATATATCATAATCTAATGAATTACACAATTCTGGTCTATTTTTATCAACACATAACCCGAAATTTATAGTATCCGGACCACATTCACTTTTATTTTCACTACAGTTTCGAGTAAAATTTCCCCATCCACCTTTTTTATTAGTATATTTTTTAGATTTTTTATTTTTCATATAAATATATATATAAAATAAAACGATAAATTATTATTATTTTTAATAATTAAAGGCATAAAGACTTTGTAAAATAACCGGTATTATCTAAATTGCTGAACTTTACATCATTGATTTGTGTTATGTTGTTCCAGTTTTCTAATCTATTTCCATATTTATAGAAGGTTCTATTTTTACTCCTTGTTTTTTAATATCTATAGTTTTAAAGTTATTATTATTATTATTCATTATGTGATATGTACGTGTTTGTCTTGATTTGTATTGATTGCTAATTTGGTTAATAAAATTATTAAATACAGGGTCTGAATTAGTTTCAATCAAAGTAATTTTTTTACTACTAAAAGTATTTAAAATTAAATTATATCTAGACATATTTATAAATAATAATTATAATATAATTTTTACAAAAATAAAAAATTGTAACGTCTTCTGTTGTTCCAGCTTTCTAATCTATTTCCAGAAGAATTGGTTCTTATTCCGGTTTTTACTCCTTGTTTTTGAATATATCTCTCTTTAAACGTAGTAATATGATTTATTATGTCATATATATGCGTTTGGCTTGAGTTTGCTGTAGTACCAATATTGTTAATAGAAGGAATAAAATGAGGCATATTTATAAATAAAAAATTGAAATAATTTTGTAAAATAATAAATTAATATAAAATACTTATTATAATGAATACACGAAGTCAAACCACATACGAAAAGAAAGCACTATATGAAGTCAATATTGACTTTGATGAGGCAAGTGAAGCCTGGAAGGCTAATAAAAAATATATTGGTAATGGTTCTTACAAATATATTACACCTAAAAATAATACTCTTCTAAACAATCCACAATCAACTAATAAAAATAGCAGATGTATTCAACAAACAAAGTCTGGAAGTCAATGTAAGAGAGAAAGTCTAAATGATTGCGAATACTGTTTTCAACACACCAAATAAAAATATTCTTAACCATCCGAAAATAAAAATATTCTTAACCATCCGAAAATAAAAATATTCTTAACCCATTTCACAAATACTCATTCTCATATTATTAATTATAAAACTGTGAATATCATTTTTACCAGAAGCCTTATTAGAAGTTAAAGAATTGTCCTTAATTTGCCCAGCATAAAAACTTTCCATTTTATATACATTTTCAAGCATACTCCTAGTTTTATAATTTTTTTGTATAAACTTACAAAATTCACTTTGATTTGAAACTGTTTTTTTAAATTGTAAGAGAGAAAGATTGTTTATTTTACACCATGATAAAAAAGATTGATAATTGTTAAGCATTATTGTTTTTATTACATAATATGCTAACACATTTGTATTTTCTTTATATAATGTGCTTCTCATGACAATACTTTCATGTTTTTTATGATACAAATCAGTATATGTGAGTCCCATAAAATCAAGTGCTTTGACCATTTGAAAAAAACTATATGTTCTCTCAAAATTTATTAAAAATTCACAGTTGGTTAAAAATTCTTCCTCATTTTCCTTTTTTTTCAATGATAAAAAGCTACAAAATGTAATATTCATTATTTCTGCCCAAAATTCAGTATATGCTTCGTATAAATTAACTTGAGAATTGACATTAAAAATATTTAATATTGTTCTATGACAAGTTGTATTATTCATATCTGAAAAATCGAGCGCAAAATTGTGAAAAGTTTCGTGAATAAAAACCTTGAACCATTCTTCTTCTCTAAATATAACTATTTCTGAATCTGCTGGACAAGTTGTTGTAAACCCCGTATTTACATGTATCTGGTCAATAATATCTATATTTGAATCTGGAACATGTTTTTCAAGTTTAGTAAAATAAAAATAAGTCGTAAAATTTGCTGAACACTTTTTAGAACCATATTCATTCAAAATATATAACCACAATACTATGTTATCAATGTGTTTGTTATAAGTTTCAATCTTTATCCTATCAATAGATTCTTCTACTATAAAAAAGACTTTGATATTCCTATCAAAGAGAGAAAAAGAATATAAAATTTCAGTGGATGAATTATCATCGATAGTTTTCCTAATTTCTTTTGGGAAACTATTTGAATTGAAATTTTTGGGTTTGGTAATTTGATGAGCTGAAACAATTTTTTTAATATTTAGTTTGTAATATTTCTCTCTTTTATTCTTTTTAAGAGATAATAAATATATGTATGCGTTTAATATATCGTCATAAAGAGTTAATAATATTGAATCTGTTTTGTTTGTATGTTTGCTTTCACTAATTAATTTATTTTTTAAAAAAAAAGACATTAAATGTTTGCTTTTTTCTGTTAACTTCATTCTTATTATAGCACTCTATTTATTTTTAAATAAAATTAGATATATATTTAATTTTATTATGAATTTTTTATGAATTTTATTATTTATATTTAATATAATGGATTTAACTACAGTAATAATTATATTGGTAATATTTTTAATAATATTTATAGCGTTAAATAATGTTACTACTTCTACAAATACAGATACGTCTTCAGTTCAAAGTAATTGTACTCAAACACAATATGGATGCTGTCCGGATGGAATAAATTCTAAAATAAATCAAGAAGGGTCAAATTGTCCTTATAAGCCACCAATTGGCGGATGTGCTGGAACAAGATATGGTTGTTGTCCTAATAGCACGACTCCAAAAGCAGACCAACAAGGTTCAAATTGCCATAATCCAGTATAAAGTATAAAGTATATAATAATTATAACAAATTATTTTTTACGACCATATTTACAATGTTGCTTTTGAGAGAACCCTTTCGGTCTTCTACAATTAATACTGTCCTTGTATTTTTGAGACCATTTTTTACCTTTAGTTGTGGTTTTTTTAGTTTTATTTTTTATGATTTTGCTTATTTTACCACCACTTAATAATTTACTTTTATATCTTTCCCATTGTCTTTCAATTTCACTATCATTTATGACATTCACAATAAAATTTATAATTGTTCTTGCGCCAGTATCCGCATTTTCTGTATGATACGAACAAAAATCTTTGAATGTTTCTATATTTTCGTTAAATAAAGTAATAATTCTATCTTTATTAAGTTTTATACCAGTTCTTATTGCTGGACTTCCCAAAATACCAAATTCATGTTTAAATTTATCATAAAATTTTTGTCCAGTAATTGATTCATACTCTTTTTTTTTAATTATATCAGCAATTACTTCTTTCAATTTTTTAAATACTTCATCAAACTGTGCTTCTGACATTATATATATATATTATTAGTATAATTAAAATAATTAATAATATAAAATTCTAAAAACAATTATTTTTCCGCTTTGCGTCTAATTTTTTCACGAATCATCATCAAGTTATCAAAAATAACTGGCTCGGCACCTCGAACGTGATGAGTTAGCTTAGCATTTTTTGTAGCTAATAGAAGTTCTTCTAAATCTTTATTTTGCGTAAATTTAGCATATTGTGCCTCATACATTTCTTTATTGTCTCTATTTATAGTTTTACTAAAAAAATCAGAATCAATTGTTACCTCAACCGGTCGCAATTGTTTGCCATTATAAAGCCCTGTTTTACCTCCGGCCGCTTTAGCCATCGAAGGATCTTTGGATAAATCTGTTCCTGAATCAAGAGAAAAACTTAAATAAAAATCGTGAAAACCATTTTTAAATTTAGATGCTTGATAATAATGCTCAACAGATGACCATTGATGATTATCTAATGTGAATTTTTGAACCCAAAAATTAGATAATTTTTTGCGCCATTCTTTTATATTTTCTAATTCGGAAAACTCTTTTACCATATTATTTGGTATTTTCTCTCCTGAGCCTTTACCAGGAAGTGGTTTATCATTCGATTTTGAATAAAAATGGAATACAATTTCATCGTCATACAATCCTCGTAATTTAGCCTCAGTAAGCTCTTCATATTGAGGCTCTTTAAAAACTGGTTTCACATTACCCGTTTTAAATCTTTGAAAATCAGGAATAAGCGAAAATGGTCCTGCGTTTCTCTCCATACATTTATCAACAATCATTTTTTTAATAGCATAAGGTATTTCACTAAATTTAAAAATTTGTTTCCTCTTATAACTAACTAATTTATAATGGTAACCAGTATAATCTAATATGATATAAAATTCAGGAGTAAACACGCCTTTATTTTGTAAAATATTGTCGTTTAATTGACCGCAATTTAAAACGTTTGTTAAATCACCCGATTTATAAGCTTCACTAGACAAATTAATTGTTTTTATATTTAGGACTCTTTCTAATGTAGAAATTGCCCATGTTTCGGCCCAAAAAGTACAATGTCTAATTTTCTTTTTTAATTTTTCAAGAGTATCTATACCTTCCATAAAATTAAATTCATCTAATAGTTTTTTTGTCATCTTTTTATCTTGAACTAGTTTATCGTGTAATTTTTTTATTTCTGTAGCAGTATTAGCTAATAATTTCTTTTCATGCATGTCAATTACATTAGCAAAACTTTGTCTTATTGATGCATATTCGATATCATATTGCTTGATTTGATTTGTTTCATCAACAATTGTTTTTTTAGCATCATCATAATATTTTCTGTAATTTAAAAATAAGGTTTCGTCGGCTTCTTCAGATAATCTTTTTCTTAATTTATCAACAGATGTTTGTTGAGCAACGCTAGAAAATGCGTCTCTAATTGTAGCAAATAAACAATCACCACTGCCCTCATTATCAATAATATCATAATTTTTATTTTCCATAAATTTTTGAATCCATGTGTCTTTTTTTAGGTCCTTTAACTTACCATTATATTCAAGAGTTAAATCCGCCGACTTTTTTTTTGTTTCTTCTCTCAATAATGGTGGTATAGGAACGCCTTTTGTAAAAACAAATAATCCTTTTCTCTCAGGTGGTATTTCTCCAACTGATTCAGGATCCATTTTTTCTTCTTCCTCCCCTTCCCCCTCTTCATCTTCATCTTTTTCTTTTTCTTTTTCTTTTTCCTTATCAATTTTTCTTAAAGGTTTTTCGGGTTCCATTCTATTTTTCTTTAACATGCCATCTGTTACAAAATTATAAATTAAAGGATCATTCAGTCTTTCAACATTTAAATTATTAGAATCATCTAAATAAGAAACATAATCACTTGCTTTAATTTCATAAACACCTATTTGAATTACTTTATTATTATGCTTCACTAAATAAACAGGAAAAAATAATATATTTTTATTTTCAAATGTGTTTTTTGAATTTCCAACAGCAATAATAACTTCAATACCATCTATTTCAATTTGATACAAGTTTGCTTCTTTTTTAAAATCTTCAGAATCGACACTTTTTAATTCAGGATAACTTATTTCATTATCTATTTTTGATAATACCATATTTATATAATTTATGAATATATTTAATATTTTATTAGCATTAAATATTAAATTTTATTAGCATTAAATATTTTATTTTATTTTATTTTATTTTATTTTATTTTAATTCCATAATATAAATTTTTTCATAAATTTATCTTTTTTTAATTCATTTATATAAAACCATAATTTTTTTCTTATACAAACAATGTTATAATTATGTGATTCGCTTTCAAATAAAACAATAGTATTTATTATTTCTTCTTTATTACATTTTGTCATTTTAACTTCTTTTAAAATATTGTAATAATCGCATATTAAGAGTAATTGTTTTACTGTATAATTTATATTATAGTTTACAACTTCATGAAATAAATTGTCTGTATTTTGTTGTTCAAAATAGCATGATTTATCAGAATTTATTTCGTTTAAAATATCAGTTAAGTCTGAGTCATTTACGTTATTATTATCATTTAAATCATTATTTGAATCTTCATTTAAAAAAAAATTAATATTCTCGTTCATAATATTTATTACTTAAATAATAATATTTAAGTAATTATTTATTTCTTTTTTATTTACTTTCTTTTCTAAAAATTAAAATTACATTTCAACCATGTCCATAAATTTAAATAATGATTTATTTGTAAAACTCAAATAATTCTTAACTTTACTGTTAGCAAGTACATCAATAAAATCGTTAAGTTTCATTCCATTTATCTGAAGCTCTGAATTATTAAAATCGTCTTCATCAAATAATTCTTTTTTGTATAATATTGAAATATTTTCCGTTAACTCATCAACTTCATTCTTCTTATTTTCCTTCGAAATGTATGTTTTTACTTGAGTTAATAAATTTTGAACAATATTCAATATTCTCTCCTTTTTAATAACACCATTTATCATCAAATTGACAAAGAATAAACTGAGCGACTGGCGTCTTTCATTATCAAGGTTAATTTTACAAAACAGATTATAATCGACATTCGGGTCTACATATTGAATAACATCAAACAACTCAAGAAACTCACTAATACTTTTCTCAAATATGTCTTTCATTATTTCAAATTTACCCATTATCTCAGTATATAAATCAGCATAAATTTTCGAATAAAATTTATTATTTGATGCTATTTCAAATATAGTTGTTCCTATTTTGAAAAGTTCATCATATTCGTTATTTTCGGTCATAATTGCTATTATCTTATCTTTATTTTCACTATAATTTTTGTCGGTAATTTTATTTAATAACAATTTAATATCATTAATTTTAATTTCAACTCCTTCTTTTTGTTCAATTTTAGTAGATTGAAAATTTCTCACTGATTCCCATTCTTCATCATTTATCATTTCACGAGGTTTATTTCTTCTTCTATTATTAGTCTTATAAAGTGAAGATTCACCGGTTGTAATTTTTGAATTATCTTGTTTTTGAAAATTAGGGGTCTTAATATATGTTGGTGATCCAACCTCTAACGACAAATTTGATATTAATGTTATCGTATCTTCAGGTAAAACAAAGTTAAATCCTTCAAAACGAATATTTCTAAAATCTTCTAATGAATACTTGAGTGTCGTTGCCATTGTATTATTACTTTATAATAACGTTATTATTTTTATATCAATTTTTTTTATAATATATAAATAATTTTAAATACGCTTAAATACAATTATTGTTATATATATAAATGTCAGACGTAGATAAAAATAACGAAAATGATGATAATAATGAATCCAGTAATAATTACAATAATAATAATAATAACGAAATAATTAATGACAATAATAACGAAATAATTAATGACAATAATAACGAAATTTTTTTAGATAAAAACGCAGAAAGTGAAATTTCGTCTTTTGAAGAATTAGATTTATCTGAAGAACTATTAAGAGGTATTTATGGTTATGGATTTGAAAAGCCTAGTCCTATTCAGAAACTCGCAATTCGTCCGCTTATTGAGAAACGAGATATTTTAGCACAAGCGCAATCAGGAACTGGTAAAACCGCAACATTTGCCATTGGAAGTTTATCTATTGTAAAACCTGAGGATAATTTTACCCAAGTTTTAGTTTTATCTCCAACAAAGGAATTGTCTATACAATCATCAATTGTATATAAGTCATTAGGCGATCAAATGAAAAATTTAAGAGTTCAAACATTATATGGAGGTCAAAATATGGAAGATTTCGGAAGCAATGATTTTTCAAAGAGACTCCATCCACATGTTATTTGCGGATGCGCAGGACGTGTTTTAGATATGATGCAGCGTAATAGGATAACATCAAGAAAAATAAAAATGGTAATTTTAGATGAGGCCGACGAGATGTTATCTAGTGGATTTAAAGAGCAAGTGTATCAAATTTTTCAGCATTTTAATAATAATATTCAAGTTGCTTTATTTAGTGCTACAATTCCGGAAAGCATTAAACCAATTGTGGATAAGATTATGAGAAATCCTGTTAAAATTTCTGTAAAGATGGAACAATTAACACTTGAAGGTATTAGTCAATATTATGTAGCGATTGAGGATGATAGACAGAAATATTTGGCATTAAAGGATATTTATTCTAATTTATCGGTATCACTTTGTATTATTTATGCTAATAGTGTTAAGAGGGTAACTGATCTATATGAAGCAATGATGGAAGATGGTTTTCCTGTTTGTTGTATTCATAGTAATATGGATAGAACAACAAGAGAGAATTCATTTAAGGATTTCAGACAGGGCAAGTTTAGAGTATTAATTTCTTCAAATGTAACATCTCGTGGTATTGATATTCAACAAGTAGGGACGGTTATTAACTTTGATATTCCTAAGTGTGTTCACAATTATCTTCATAGAATAGGAAGAAGCGGACGATGGGGACGTAAAGGAGTAGGAATTAATCTTATTACTAGACGCGACTTTTTCAAACTTAAAGAAATAGAGAGACATTATGATATTAAAATTAAAGAATTACCTGCTGACCTTAAAAATCTTTAAACTATAAACAAACAATCAAAACAAAAATTCGTATAATTAATTTATTATATTTCACAATTAAATATAATAAATGGCAAATATTGATTTTAACGAACATTTTAAGTTACCAATATATTATAATAATAGCAAGGTTAAGCTAAAAGATAACATTATTAATGATTTAGAATTAGTAAAAACTGTAGACCCTTCAGGAACACCAATGTACAATTTTCTATTTAATAATGACAATGAATTCTCTAAAAAACTGAATGAACAAACAACTCAATACTATACAACCGATATTAATTTTTTGAAGGATAATCAATCCTTAATTAAAAATTTTAAGAGTCTTCCCTATAAATACAAATTAGTTTCTGAAAATTACAATAAAATTATCGAAATATGGAATGAAATTAAGAATGATACTGGATTCAAAGATAAATATTATTATATTGACTGGCCAATGTTTGAATTTCTTAATAAATCAGAACAGTTCCTACAATTTACAAGCATTTATAGTCTCGCATCACCTATTATTTCATTTTTTATACCCATTATAATGTTAATTATACCATTTTTTATAATAAAAATGAAGGGGTTAAGTTTGACAATTGAAGAATATATAGAAGTTTTAAAAACAATTATTTCAAATCATTCTATTGGAAAACTTTTTACGGAATTTCATACAGTAGAATTTAATCAAAAAGTATACATTCTTGTTTCTGCTGGTTTCTATGTTTTTTCTATATACCAAAACATTTTAACTTGTAGAAAATTTAATAACAATATGACAAAAATTCATAATTATTTCAATGAAATCAATCTATATTTAGAATATAGTGTAAATTCTATGAATAATTATTTGAAACACTCGGGTGAATTAAATAGTCATCAAGATTTTAATAATAATTTGAAAAAGAAAATACAAATACTTACTGAATTTAAAGAAAAAATTTCAGTTATTACACCATATGAACTAACATTTAAAAAAATATTTGAAATTGGTCACATATTAAAGTATTTTTACGAATTACATACTGAACCACAATATAATGATGCTTTCTTATATTCTTTTGGGTTCAATGGATACATTGATTGTTTAGAAGGATTATCTCAAGGAATTGAAGAGAGAAAACTCAATATTACTGAGTATATTGATTCTAAGAAACGCAACACAATTAAAAATAATTATTATGCTGCTTTAAAAGAATCAAACCCTGTTAAAAATAATATTAAATTACAGAAAAATCTAATAATAACAGGTCCGAATGCGTCGGGTAAAACGACCATTCTAAAATCAGTATTAATTAATGTTATAATATCTCAGCAATTTGGGGTTGGATTCTATGATTCCGCAAAACTTAAGCCATATAAACATATTCATTGTTATTTAAATATTCCCGACACTTCTGGGCGTGATAGTTTATTTCAAGCAGAGGCGCGACGTTGTAAGGAAATTATAGATATTATCGATGAAAATAAAAAAGAAGACCATTTAGCGGTGTTTGATGAATTATACTCGGGTACTAATCCAGATGAAGCTGTTATAAGTGCCGTTGCCTTTATGGAGTATTTAGTGAAAAACAAAAATGTATCTTGTCTTTTAACAACGCACTTTATTAAGGTTTGTAAAAAATTACAGAAAAATAAAAACATAGAGAACTTTCATATGGACGCATGTAAAAAAAATAATAAAATTGAGTATAAATATTTATTGCTTGAAGGAATTTCTCTTGTAAAAGGGGGGATAAATGTATTAAGTGATATGAATTATCCAAAGGAAATTATAGATAATACAATTAAAAATCAGGAAAAATAAAGGAAATTAATTTCTATTCGTTAATAAACAAATATAAATATATAAATATTTTGTAATATGCCATCTTTATCAGACATTTTTAACCCTTCATTTTTTATGTGTTTAGGAATATTAGTATTGTTAACATCTTTAATTGTAGTATATTTTGAAAGTAAAATGAGAGAACAAAATCACAAAATAGCTTCTATGCTAAGTCTTGTATCTTCTTTAGCAGAAGAGCAAAATAATTTACGAATGGAAGTATTTCGTATGGTAACAACCGGTCAAACTAATTCAGTAAATAATTTTCATGTAGATAGTTTTCCTGTAAATAATTTTACTAGTAAAAATGAAAATACTGATTTAATTAATGTTTCGGACGTTGAGGATGATTCTGATGATTCTGATGATGACGATGAATCAAATGACGATGAATCAAATGATTCTAATGATTCCGATGATGATTTAGAAGAAAATGAAGTAATTGAATTGGGAGATAATGATATTAAAGTTTTAAAAATTAATATTAATAATAAAGAAATCGATAATGATAATGATTTTAATATTGAAGAGATCGATAATTTAGAAGAACTTGGTGAAAATACAGATGATGATGACGATGATGATGATTTAGACGAATCCAGTTCTTCAGACGATGATTTTAAAGAAGAAAACATTGTTTCAAATAATTTAGAAGAACCCGAAACACCCAAAATAGATTTAAACGCAATTGATTTCAAACAAATTAGTATTTCTGGTTTAGAAAATCACTTAAATGATAATGAAACCATGGATTATAAAAAATTATCTCTTAACAAGCTTAAGAGTGTAGTTGTAGAAAAGGGTTTAACAAAAGATTCATCCAAATTGAAAAAAAATGAACTCCTCAATTTACTTGGAGTCAAATAAATTTTGATTAGAAATATCAATAATAATATCAAAATTCTATTTAAATTGAAAATTGTATTATATTATTTTATCTTTTAATAGTATAATATGTCTTGGGGAACCTCTTATTCTGGCTCTAATAATATACATTTTAATTTTCCTCCTATAATGAGTGATGGACGTAATTTTGCTTCGTGGCAACCAGAGGCAGTTGTTAATAAACGAATTCAACAACAAGAAAAAATAACTACAAATTGGAATTATAGACAATATATGCAACAAAATGGTCTACAAATTATGCAATATAATACTGCTGGTGCTTCTTATGAATTGGGCGTTGATCCGCATACACAAGTTGGCACAACACCGTCGGAAAATGTACCGTATATGTTTAAATCAACATTTGATTCAAGCAAACCGGGATATGGATATAATGATAGCAATTTAAAGAATCCGTATTTATCTCGCGAACAATTAAATGCTAAGCTTATTTCACCTCATATTAGTGCAAATGATATTAGAAATTAAACAAATAGAAAATAATTTAATTTATTAAATTTTATATTTTTATAAATAATAAAATATAAAATATCTAACGACGTCTTCTAGATTTCGATTTTCTAGACTTTCTAGACTTTCTAGATTTACTACGTCTTCTACCTCCAAAATATTGACCTATTTTCTTTGCTAAATCGTTACCTACACTGTTTTTTTGCGGTGTTTGTTCATAACTTGGTGGGGCAATATAGGGCTCTTCTGAAAACATATTACTACTAGAAATTACGTCTTCTGGGTATGGATATTGTGAATTAATCATTCTTCTTGCTGCTTCTACACGTAATTCTTTGTCTTTTTCTCGATAACTATCTATAAAACCTTCAGGAAGAGGTTTATAAAATTTAAATGAAGCAAGAGCAAACCCACGTACACTATTTGAGTAAGCATTTATTTTACGAGGCTTATTATTAATTGATGAAACATTTAAAAACGCAGCCTGGTCACCACCACCAAGCCGATCATAATAATATCTAAGAAATTTTCCTTTACCGCGCATTGTTTTATCTGTCTTATTCTCTAAATAGTAAAATTCGTTAGGTATAAGTTTTAATGGGTCTTCTTCTTGCATTTCTTCTTCTTGCATTTCTTCTTCTTGCATTATATATTATATATATTTATTAAAAAATATATTTATTAAAAAACAATATAATAATCAAATGCTAATTATTATATTATAAATGAAAATACTGAGTATTGATGTAGGAATAAAAAATCTAGCCTTTTGTCTTTTGTGTAATAAGGAAGACTATGATATTAGTTATAATATTGTTTGTAATAATAATAATATACCCAACGACTCTTATTTTATAAAAAAATGGAATGTTGTTGACTTATCTACCTCAGAAGAAGTAGTCAAAAAATGCTGTGGTAAAGAAAAAAAAGGTCATTGTTCAAAACCCGCAAAATATACTAAAAACAATCAATGTTTTTGTATTAAACACGCAAAAAAGGAAAAATATGTATTGCCTTCAAGTGACCTTAAAACATCTTATATTAACAAGCAAAAACTTCAAAAACTAATTGATATTGTAACAAAGTATAAAATTTTGGTAACTATTGAAAAACCCAAGAAGGCTGATCTTATTTCTCTCATTACTGATTTTGCAAAAGAAAATTGTTATGAAGAGTTAGTGAAAACAAACGCATCAGATGTAGATTTAATAACCATTGGTAAAAACATTAAATTAAAGTTCGACGCATTATTTTTAAAAGAAACAAATATTGATCATGTTATAATTGAAAATCAGATTAGCCCAATCGCAAACAGAATGAAGACAATCCAGGGCCAAATCGTGCAATATTTTATAATGTCTGGAATAAATGTTGCCAATATTGAATTTATTTCAGCATCGAATAAATTGAAAGAATTTGAGTCAGCCGAAAAAACTGAATACAAAGACAGGAAAAAACTTGGCATTGTTAAAACACAAGAAACAATTGAGCATAACGAAAACTTTAGTAATATGTTGAATTATTTTAATACTCATAAAAAGAAAGATGATTTAGCCGATTCTTTTTTACAAGGGTTATGGTTTATTAAATATAGAATATAATTATTAGAATATAATTATTAGAATATAATTTATAATAAAAACAACATTTTTAAAATAATATATATATTATTCGTAATACTTAAAATTATATGTTCTTATTAATGAATAATAATGGACATAATAGAAATATCTGATTTGGATTTAAATTCTAATGACAACTGGGGAACGCCTAAAAAATCATCCAACTTTGGTGGCGGATTAGAACTATTAATGAATGATAAAATTAAAGACAACAATAAACCATCAAGTGATATTAATTTAGACGATTTGAATAATTTAGAAAATGAGTTAAATGACCTTGTAGGCGACGATATTGAGTCATCTAGTTCATTCAAGCCGAAAAGTGACCTATTTAGTAGCGGTGATAGCAGACCTAGTGTTCGATTTAGTAGTGATTCTACATCAAACATTGGTAAATCGACCGCTCAAACTGCTGAAAATAGTAAAACTTGGGACGGATATGCAAAGTTCAATGATATTCCAGTTAATCCAGAGAAATCAATGCCTTCTCATCCTCAAATGTCAAAAGAGGAACTATTAAAAGAAAAGTTTAGCTATTTAAGAAAGCTAGAAGCTTTAGAGAAGAAAGGAGTAGAGCTTTCGAAAAAATATACAATGGAGTCGCCATTAGCAGAAATGCAGGGCGAGTATGAGACAATTATGGATGAGAAGGCAAAGCAAAATTCAGTAAAGTTTCAAGGAAATATGTTGATGGCTGTTATTAACGGTATTGAGTTTTTAAATAATCGTTTTGATCCTTTTGATATTAAGCTTGATGGATGGAGTGAGCAAGTTAACGAAAATGTTACTGATTATGATGAGATTTTCGGTGAACTTCACGACAAGTATAAATCTAAGGCGTCAATGGCACCTGAATTGAAACTATTATTTCAGCTTGGCGGAAGCGCTATGATGGTTCATATGACAAACACGATGTTTAAGAGTGCTATGCCAGGAATGGATGATATTTTGCGCCAAAACCCAGACTTAATGCGTTCATTCCAAAATGCGGCGGTTAATTCGATGGCACAAACGAGTCCTGGATTTTCCGGTTTTATGAGTAATATGATGAACCCTGAGCCTCAAGTTCCTCGTGGTAATGGTCCTCCTGCTCCCTTAGCTACTCAAGGTGCGAATTCTGTCCCTCCGCCAAACGGAAGACCTGGTAATAATAACTACTCAAATCGCCCGGATTTAAATATGGGACGCAATAATTTTGTGGATGATGGTATTAATCTTCGCGAGAATTTCGGTTCTACAAATGACCAGGACAGAAGTAGAAGACAAGTCCGTCCTGAAATGAAGGGTCCGTCTGATATTACAGATATCTTGTCTGGTCTTAAAACCAAGACAATCAATATTCAAGAACCACCTCCTCAACAACAATCACAAAATCAAAACTTGAATGATAGCAGCACAATTAGCATTACAGACTTGAAGGATTTACAAGGTGACGGAAGTATGCCGAAGAAGAGCAAGCGTCGTCAAAAGTCGGCAAGTAACACAGTCTCACTTGACATTTAAAAACTCTAAATAATTTTACTTCTTTTATAATTATAAAAGAAAGAAGTAAAATAATTATTCCACAGTAACAACCTTTGCCAAATTCTTAGGTTTATCCGGATTAATTCCTTTTTCAATCGACAAATAATATGCGATTAATTGTAATGGTATCACACCTAATAGTGATGAATACGATATGTTTTCTCTTACATTTATGGTAACCACATTTTCTAAAGAATTTACTACTTGATTCGTAATTAAAACAATAGGCGAATTTCGTGAAGACACTTCTTGTAAGCAGTTCATTATCTTTGACGTATGATGTGTTTCCAAATTAAGTATAATAACAGGAACATTTTCATCCAATAAAGCAAATGGTCCATGTTTCAATGAACTTGCCGAATAACCTTCCGCATGAACATACGAAATTTCCTTTATTTTTAACGACCCTTCGCGCGCCACGTATTCATCACTTCCCTTACCAAGCAAAAACATATTTCTTATATCACTTGTCTTCAAATTATGCGCTATTACTTTTATTTGTTCTAAAATATCATCAATCGTATTTTTAAAATCATTTGCTAAATTATGTAAATCGCTAATTATCTTTACCCTTTTATTTTCATTTATATTATGAATCTGTGCGAACCATATTGAAATCAAAGACAAACACACAACCTGATTTGTAAATGATTTGGTAGAAGCTACGCCAACTTCTACACCAGCGTTACAATAAATACCACAATCCACTTCACGAGCTATTAACGATTCAACTACATTAATAACGCCAATTGTAACCAAATTATTTTGTTTGGCAATATCAATACACCGATGAAGGTCTTTTGTTTCGCCAGATTGAGAAATTAATATAAGCGCTGTTTTTCCCGTTTTACAAATATCATTTTCGTTAAATTCTGCGCCATCAAATGCTTGAACACTGTTAAAATTACACATTTTTTTCAAATAATACATACCATATAGTCCAGCATAAAATGAAGTACCGCATCCTAAAATAATAATATTATCAATGTCTTTTAAAATACTTATATGCTGTTCTAATCCCCCCAACTTGACTTCAGACTGATTTTTAATTCTTCCGCCGTTATTTATTGCGTTTAAAACACATATAGGTTGCTGATTGATTTCCTTTAATGTCCAGTGGTCATATGGATAAGGAGTTAAATCACGTTCAACAATATTTACATTTTTATGTGTATAGTTATGAAAAGTTTTTATTGTCAAATTATTACAATTATCATTACTTATTTCTGTGAGTCTTTTGATAACACAAATATCATCATTTTGTAGAGTGATATAATTTGCAATTAAATTACAAAATCCGCTCTGTTCAGATGTAATAATAACACAATCATCATTTTTACCAATGAGTAAAGGAGACCCATTTCTTACACAATATATTTTATCTGGACTATTTACGTCTAATAAAATAATACCGTATGTCCCTTGTATTTTATGAATCGCAAAATCAAGCGCTTTAAATGTATCATGGCACATATTATAGTAATATGAAATTAAATTAACGATTACTTCTGTATCTGTTTGTGAATAAAAGGTGTATCCATTTTCAAATAAAAATTGTTTCAAACTAGCGTAATTTTCAATAATTCCATTATGAACTAATGCAAAGTTATTGTCATTCGATAAATGAGGATGAGCATTTGCGTCGTTTTTTATGCCATGAGTTGCCCATCGATTGTGCCCGATTCCTTGGTATATTTCATCTTCTTCTCTATGTTCTAAGTTTAAGTTTTTTAATTTATCTAATGAACTTTCACTAGCAGTTGAAGCATATTTATAAGTTTCTATTTTATCTTTATTCAGGACAGATAATCCGGAAGAATCATAACCACGATTTTGAAGCTGAAACAAACCATTGATTATTTTGTCGTAAATATTTTCTTTATTACTCTTTGTTGTAAATATTCCAAATATTCCACACATTTACTTAATACAATGATTTTATTTTTATATTTTAAATTTAAAATACTGCCGATATAATTATATTGATTAAACCAACAATATAGACCATGCTTATATTTTGGTTAACTACCTCTATTTGTCTTAAAATGACATTTAAATCGCTTTTTTGGGCGTCACATTTTGACGAAAAATGCCTCTTATATAAGAAAAATTTATTAATTTTAATTGTAAATGGTCTTCTAAATATATTCATTATATTACAATAAATATGTATATTTTTATATTGGTTTATAATAAATTTTATAAAAAATTGAATAATACTTACATTATAAAAATAAAGTATAATATTTATAAAAATGACAGAAACTATTATTGTTATTATTGTAGTTGTTATAGCGCTTGCTATTATTATTGGAAGAAAATATTTTAATACAATAAATTTTAGCGCTAGGGTTCATCCTTTATAAAAAAATATGAAATATATAATAAAACTATAATATATAATGAACTATGATGAAATGGACCATTATCAGTTTATTGATGAAATGAACAATAGCGAACGATATAGAGGAATATTTAGACTTATGGTTGAAGGACGAAAACTTTTTTTAAGAGTACAAGGAATAAGTGGAAATTTTACTGTTGGGAGAGTGGCAGGTAATTTATTACAATCACAAACTCGCCTTAGTTGGAATAATGAAGCAAACAGAGAAAGAATAATAACATATGAAGCAAGAGATATTATACACTTATTGGAAGGCATAGATAGATTTGATCCAAATGAGGAAGCTGAGGAACTAGCAGATACCCTTATTATTTCACTTAATAATGCTCTTACTAATTTATATCCACCTCCTGATAATAATAATCAAAGAGGAGGATTTAGAAAAAGAAAAAGAAAAAGCATAAAGACGAAATCAAGAAAATCAAGAAAATCAAGAAAATCAAGAAAATAATATTTTAACTCTAGGTTCATCCATTATAGCAATATTTTTAGTAAAGAAACTACAAAATATATTTTCATCATCTATAATATTATGGATTATGAAAATGGATTATTTATTTTTCGTCGTGATTTAAGAATTGTAGACAATAATGGGTTAAATCTAATAAATTCCTGCTGTAAAAAAGCATATACTATTTTTATTTTTACACCAGAACAAGTAACTAGTAAAAACAAATTTAAATCAGACAATGCCGTTCAATTTATGATTGAAAGTTTAAAGGATTTAGCCCATACTATTTCTCAAAATGGCGGGCATTTATACACTTTTTATGGTTCTAATGACTCTGTTATTGCCGACTGTATTAAAACATGGGACATAAATGTGGTTTGTTATAACATTGATTATTCACCATATGCGAGAGAAAGAGATGCTGGGATAGTTAAGTTGTGTGAAAAAATGAAAACGTATGTCATGTATTCATATGATTACTATTTATTAGAGCCTGAAATGGTAGTAAATGGCTCAGGAGATACATACCAAAAATTCACACCATTTTATCAAGCAGCTCTTAAAAAGAAAGTCGACGAGCCCGCTAAAATGCGAAAAATGAATTTATCATCTAGTTCTAAAAATCCAGGTCATAATATCACTCTTGAAAACGCTTTAAAGAAATTTGTCGGGAAAGTGAACCCAGATATTTTAGTCAATGGAGGACGAATTGAGGCTATTAAAGCACTAAAATCCGCTTTAAAATCACAAGCACATTATCACAAAACACACAATGATTTGGCGAACCCTACCAGTCAATTAAGCGCCTATTTGAAGTTCGGTTGTGTAAGTATTCGTGAAGCTTATAAGGCATTTAGAAGCATTAAAGATTTAATTCGGCAACTATTTTGGCGCGATTTTTACGCAAATATATTATTGGCTTATCCCCGTGTATTAGGTCACGCATTGAAACCAAATTATGAGAAGATTCGATGGCATAATAACGACCGATGGTTTCAAGCATGGACAAAAGGTGAGACCGGATTCCCAGTAGTGGACGCGGGTATGCGACAAATGAATGCTACTGGATATATGCACAATCGTGCGCGTTTAATTGTAGCATCGTTTTTAATTAAAACACTTTTAATTTCGTGGGAAAAAGGCGAACAATATTTTGCTTCCAAACTGACCGATTATGACCCAGCATCAAATAACGGTAACTGGCAATGGACCGCAAGCACAGGAGCAGATAGCCAACCATTTTTTCGAATTTTTAATCCAATGGAACAAGGTAAAAACTATGACCCTGAATGTGTTTATATTAAAACATGGGTTCCTGAATTGAAAGATGTTCCGGTTAAAGATATTTTGCACTGGGATACGGAATGGTTAAAACATAAAGATGCTGGATATTTTAAACCCATTTGCGATTATAAAGAACAAAAAGAACTAGCGCTTAAAATGTATAAATCGATTTTTTAAATTTTTATAATAATAAATTAATAATAATATATCAATAATATAATATATTATTATGAAACAAATTAAAGTCCCGATGCGGTATTTACCGAAAATGTTATCTAAAAAAGATAAAAAAAGTCAAGCATCTATGTTACAAAAATCCAGAAAGCTTTATAAAAAGGGTAAATATTATACTCGAAAGGCGGTCTCATCTTACAAAAATAAGCCGTCAAACCATATAGTAAATGCGCGTAGAATATATGGCATTGATAAAATAGCCCCTAGTAAAGAATTATCGAAGAAAACAGGGTGTTCAATAGAAGCATTAAAACAAATCGTTAAAAAGGGTGAAGGCGCATATTTTTCATCTGGCTCTAGACCGAATCAAACTGCTCAATCGTGGGGGTTAGCGCGTCTTGCCAGTTCAATAACTGCGGGTAAAGCGGCGGCTGTTGATTATAATATTTTAGAGAAAGGATGTAACCATAAAAAAACAGCATTTATTTTAGCAAATAAATCAAAACAAAAATATAACTATGGTCATTCAAAAACCCATAAAGTTGCAATATAATTAATTTTTATAAAAACTAAATTTTAGTGCCAAACATTATTGTGTTTTCAGCAAGTAGCCAATCAGATACAATTGTGTAATCTTTTATATGTTCTTTTTTACAAATATCTATATTAGTATTGTCTGTATTTATATTACCTGAACCAAGCAACATAAACCCCTGTATATTGCTACTAATTAGGCTAATTTTGTATTTATCCGGTGTAATTTCTATTAAGCGAGTTTGATTCACATTTAGTAAAAAATTTGTTAATCTAAGAAATCGTGACATTGCTTTACGTATTAAATATATGTAATAAATTGTTTTTAAATCAAATTCAAAATCAATTATTTTAAATAAAATAAAATAATGAAAATTAATGTATATATAATCAATTTTTATTAAGTTCATTAACTAATAATTGATTATATATAAGTCCTTCATTATCCAAGTTTATTATACTATCCCTGTTTATATTATTCCAAGTCTTTTTCAACATTATATAAATATCTCTACCACAATACACGGTTTTTTCCACGATTGTAAAGCCATATTTTTCATATAATTTAACAACATAATCATTTTTTATATCTACCCACAGATAAATTTTGTTTATACCCATTTTTTTATTAGCACAATATAAAATATTATCTAATAAAGATTTTGATATACCACAATTTCTGTAATTTTTATCAACCCATAAATCTGAAATCCATGGGCCATATTTTGAACCAACAATATCCGTTTTACAAACTGAAACCGAACCAACTACTTTTTTTACAATTTCATAAGTGGTTTCACAATATTTATCTATATATAAAATCGTAAATGGACATTCATTATTTGCCACATTTCTATATTCTTCTACTATTTTATATTCAATTTCTTCAGCACTATCGCATTGATAGTAATCTTTACATTCTAAAGGCCAATTTTCAAAAAAAGCATTTGCAATTGTTTTGTAAAAAGACAAAGGAGATTTATTGTCTAGAATTTCTAGATTAGACATTTTATAATATAAAATATTATAAAATATTTTTTAATAATTAATAATAATTAATAATATTTATTATTTATTATTTATTATTTATTATTTATTTACCTTCTTTTTTTATTAGTTTTCCTTCTTTTTCTATTAATTGTTTTCTTTGTTTTTCTTCTTTTATTCGATTTTCTTTTTCCTCCTTTATGATTACCCATAAATTCTAA